GTTTCCCAGTCACGATCCCAAAGCTTAAGGAAATAGGAGCAGGGTTGTTGGTATTGACGCTGATGGTGGGCTGTAGTGGTAAGAACACACTGAGCATCACCGAGTCTAAAGATGCACTTGGTCAACCGATAATTAAGACTGAGTACGTTCTTTCAGACACTGGTATGTATCACAAGTCTGTATCTGAGAGTGACCAAGCGAAGGCTTCTCTAGCGGAGACTAAAGCTACATCAATCAGTAACCAAGATCTCAGTGAGCTGTCTACTGATGCACAAGCTATCATTAAATACAAGAACTCTGAAGAGATATCTAAGATCGAGGTGACCCCTTACAGTGGCGAAGCACCTACGACTGCCGCAGATATGGGTGTAGCTGCAATAGAGGTAGTTCCCGCAGTAGTCTCTGGTACTGTGAAAGGTATAGCTATCGTAGAGGCTGGTAAGACTGTGCGTGAGGTAGTCAATAAAGATACCGTCAAGGTTGAAAGCTCTAAGGATACGGCTGTTAGTATGAATCGTGAAGAGACACATCAAACACAGGTGGTCTCAGCAGCTCAGGAAGGTGGAGCTACAGGTGCACCACAACAGATAGGAGCGAAGGAGCCAGTGACTCTGGAGTCAGAAGAGGGAATAGTAACCGACGCGAATGGTATGCCTTGTGATGGCGCTGACTGGGGTGTATATGGTGGTGAATGTATGTCCAATGAGAGTGCCAGAGAAAGAGGTCTCTTAGAATGATTAGCTATAAGGACATGACGTTCTGTACATTCTACAAGAGCTGCGCTGATGGAGACAAATGCTTTAGGGCGTGCACTCCAGAGACGATACAGCAGTCAGTTCGCTTCGGGTTACCTATCAGTAGTTTTTGTAGTAAGCCAGATTGTTTCAAAAAGAAAGAGGAGGAGGTATTAGTTAGTGTTCAATAATTTCAAATGGAAGACGGAAATTGCCCGTGATATCTTCTACCAAAAGTACGCACTGACTCAGGCTGACACTTGGCCTGAGCGGTGCCGAACAATAGTAGAGGATGTATGTGGCACTATGGGAGGCAGACGTAGACAGACGTTATCTAAGAGTGAACAAGAGTTCCTTATCGAGATGATGGTCCAGATGAAGTTCTTACCTGGAGGTCGATACGTCTACTATGCTGGACGTAGGGCTCACTACTTCAACAACTGCTTCTTACTGAGGGCTGAAGAGGATACACGCGAGGAGTGGGCTGCTTTGGCTCAGAGAGCGACTTCATGCTTAATGGTAGGTGGAGGTATAGGCGTTGACTACAGCCTCATACGGGGTAAAGGAAGGGCCATAGGGAGGACAGGTGGTGTAGCCTCTGGTCCAGTGTCCTTGATGGAGATGATCAATGAGATCGGTAGGCATGTAATGCAAGGTGGATCAAGGAGATCTGCTATCTATGCGTCTCTCAACTGGCAACACGATGATGCTTCAGATCTTATGGTGATGAAGGACTGGGACTCTCAGATTGTAGCTGGTACTGGTGGTCTATCGGTTGGTGACTTGAAGCGAGATAACTTCAACTACCGTGGTCCTTTAGATATGACTAACGTTTCCTTGAACTACGATGATTACTTCCTTGAGCACGATGGTATTCCTCCTATCTTTAGAGAGAACATCCGAAGAGCTATGATGAATGGGGAGCCTGGGTTCTCTTTCAACTTCTATGAGAAATTCATGGAGACTCTGAGGAACGCATGTACTGAGATAACATCTGAAGATGACAGTGACGTATGCAACCTTGGCTCTGTCAATATAGGTAACGTTGAATCAAAGGAAGAGTTCAAACAGATAGTAGAGGTAGCATCTAAGTTCTTGGTATGTGGTACACTGAGAGCTGATCTACCCTATGAGAAAGTTAAGAAGGTTCGGGAGAAGAACCGAAGATTAGGCCTAGGTCTTATGGGTGTCCATGAGTGGCAGTTGAAGCGAGGGCTTAGGTATGAGATGTCTGAAGAACTTAAGGAATGGATGGAGATATATCGAGATGAGTCTGAGAGAAGTGCCAATGAGCACTGTGACCGGCTGTACCTTAATCGTCCTGCTGGCTACCGGGCTATTGCACCCACTGGGACTATTGGTTCTTTGGCCGCTACTACGACTGGCATCGAACCCTTATATGCAGTTGCTTACAAGCGGAGGTATCTGGTCAACGGAACGGAATGGAAGCATCAGTTTGTAGTAGATGCTACTGCTGAGTATCTCATTGAGAACATGGGTATCAATCCGGATAACATAGAGACAGCGGTTGATTTAGCTCAGGACTACCAGAGACGTATCGAGTTCCAAGCTGATGTCCAAGATTATGTGGACCATGCAATCTCTTCTACCCTTAACTTACCAGAGTGGGGCAGTGAGTACAACAATGAGGATCGAGTCGATGAGGTAGCTACATTCATCAAAGAGATCTCACCGAGACTACGTGGTTTGACCATGTATCCTGATGGATCTCGGGGTGGTCAGCCTATTACCTCTGTACCTTATGCTGAAGCTAAATCTAAAGTGGGTCAAGTGTTCACAGAAAACCATGACATTTGTAGCTTGAGTGGCAAGGGTGGAACGTGCGGTGAGTAAAGTATGCACTAGGTGTGAGGTTCGAAAGGATCTCACATCCTTCCACAAAGACAAAAGTACACCTGATGGCCTAACGCATGTATGTAAAGAGTGTCAAAGTGAGTACGCTAAGAGCTACAGGAAGAGGAACAGACAGAAGATTAAAGAGAAGAGACGAAAGTTTCTTATTGAGCAGAGAACAAAAGCTATTAAGTACAAAGGTGGTAAGTGTGCTCGGTGTGGCTACAACGATCTAACTTACCTAAGGGTCTTCCAGTTTCACCACTTAGATCCGAATGAGAAAGAAGTAGTCTTCTCGTTTGCTAGTAATACTTTCGAGACATATAAGGAAGAGTTAGATAAATGCATCTTACTGTGTGCCAATTGCCACATGGCGGTACACGACGGTGCAGACATCACAGGTAAAGGAGGTACATGCGGTGGCTAAGATGTATATCAGGAAAGTACATATAACTTGGGAAGATGGGACGGTCAATTTTTTTGAGTCTAAGAAGAACAGTACCTCAGGATCATTATTGTTCTGTACGCAAGTTGACGATACAGAGGTGATCATTAATCTTTTGAATACTCGGTATGTTAAGTTTGATCCAGAGTCACTAAAAGATTAGTGACTCCAGAGTCAGCTTAGATATCATAGAAGGCTATGGGGCTTGAGTTCCCATAGTCTTCTCTAATTAACATAGCATGGAAACCTGCTGAACATCCAGCATCATTAGTATCAGTGGCAGCAAGATACTCAAGGTCTTGCTGTCCTTCAAAAACAATAGGTATCTCATATGATCTATCAGATACTGTGCTTCCTGAAGCCTTCAAAGCGACAACGTGAAGCTGTCTCCAGACCTTCCCAAAGAATCTAGTCCTAATAGTCATGATTAAATTCCCTTGACTCTTTCCAGTAGTAGTAGCCCACCCTCTGGTAATGTATAGTTTGTACCCACGAGGCACAGTGTACATAGCCATTTGAGTCTGTGCCCTATAGCCGTCAATGATAGCTCTGACCGTAGAGTCATCTGTAGGTTTCCCTCCGGATAGTGTAGCACCAGTATGTATGTACACATGCTCACCATTAGGTAGCTTCTGGCTACAATCCATGTAACCTCTGAACACTCTGATCAATGGAACTGTCAGTAGCACTGGGCTCTGTCCATTTAGTGCGACTCTCTGTACTACTAGGTCCCAGTTCTCATCAAGCCCTTGGACATTTATGACACAAGAGGAACCTACATCCGTAGAGGACATCGTAGTGATATCCGCTGTAGTTGAGTAAGTATAGTTTGGTATCTTACTGCCAATGTCCGGGTCCATACCATCCCATATATTAACGATACCATCGTCTGTATCTATGTCCTCCGCTAGTCCAAACTTATGGATAGTAGTGGCTCCATAAATTCTACCCCGAGCTAACTCAAGGTAGTAATTGGTGTTAATGAGCATTCGTCTTGATTGATCCATTACTTATCTCCATCAGGAATATCAAAGTAATACCTGATCTCTCCAGTAATCTCCTCGATCACTGTATCTTTCAGAGATCCTTGGCTGTAGTAATCTTCAATTCTATCTAGTACCTCATCTGCTGTCTTGATGAAGTCTTCCGTTGCCATGTAGTTCCGGAGATACTTAAGTGAATACTTAAGCCCCCGGATCATCAGTCCTTTAACAATAACATTCATATCTTATGGTCCTTTATATGCTTTAGAGTTCATCCTTTGATGATACAGTTCATTCTTCAGGATGGCTCCTATTTCTGCTAGTGACTTAGACATCTCTTGTTTCCAAATGATATCCTCTTCCCTAGCCTTATCCCTCTGCGACTCCGATCTATCTAACCTAGACTCTACCCTAACGATAGCATTCTCCAATGCGCTAACATCCCGATAGACTTCAGCTCGGCAAATCTGCCGCTCCTTATCATGATCTATGACTGTCAAAAACCTCTTGTTCTCCAAATCACTCACCCTCTCTATGAGCTTCTTGTGGCTATACCACAGTTTAGCTACGTATGCTACTGTACCAGCTAGAAACGTAGCAACTACCGATGCACTTGCCAATACTGTTATGTCCATCATCTTATCCCTTTTGCTCCCTCAGCTTTTTCCTTTCTTTGGACTTAATAGACCTTATAGTTTTGTTATCTATAATCTCTCCACCAGATTTCCTCTGGTCTCGATTGTACTTATTGATCTTCTTTCGAACCTCACTATAGTTACCATCCGAGACACTAGCTCTAATGTCCTTGTAGATGCTAGTACGAGTTCTATCTGATTCTTTACCCTTCCCTTCCGAAGTTCTAGAGTAAGCTAACTTCCCAACTAAAGGTACAGACTTCAGAGCACTATAGGTCATCTCTTTATCTGAGCTAACCATATTGTAGATGTCCTTCAGGAATGGGTCAGCCACACTGATACCCGGTGGTGTCAGTACGTCCTTGACGAAGGTAGCTATTGGTTGACCAGATCGAAACCCTTTGTCAACTGTATATCGACTAGCCATTCCTAGCTTCAGTAAGTTATCCCATACTTGATCTGAGAATGCATCGTCCCTTCCGAGAATCCAATCCTTTAGTTCATCAACAGAGGCGTTAGCTAACACCAGTAAAGGTACAAGAGTCATAAGATTCTTAGAGGCCTGAGCAGTGTTACCCTTCTGGTACTCACCGATGATCTCCCGCCTCATATTGTCCAAAGCTTTGATACCATATGATTTCAAGGTATAAAAGATCCTACCATTACCAGACTGAAGATACTGTTGAGGCATCTCCGATAGTGTTACTGGTTGAAACTTAGCTACACTCACTAAGGCGAAGTGCTTGACATCCTGAGATATCTCACCCTTCTGTATGTCCTCCCAAGTTTTGGCTGCTGTCTCTGGAGTCAAGATCTCTTCATACTTCGAAACAAAGTCTTCCTTCGATGTACCTCTTGCTTTATTCAGAGCAGCCTGCATGTTAACATTCTTACCGAACTGATCCATAAAGTTAAGACCAGTCCACTTCATAGTCTTGTCTACCCACTTAGCTGTTGAGCCTTGAGCAAACTCCTTCAACACATGAGACATATCGAGATCTTTAGTTGTGATCTCTTTGTTACCAAAGATTGCTCGGATAGTATTGGTCGGTCCGTTCTCATACAGAGACCATACCAAGTCACCCAACTGAGTCACAGCATTCAAAGGAGAACCAAGAGCTGTGATAAGCCCTATGTCTCTCAACTTAGCTGCACCACCATGCATACCTCTTTGATTCAACCGAGACCTTAAGGCCTGAAGGAGAGCATCTTGCTGATCCTCAGGTAAAGAGTTATAATCCTTACTAATCAGTTGAGAGATTGACTCCTCACTGACTTCAGCTATATCTCTGATCTCGTTAGTCTTAGTGTTTATCTCACCGAGGGTCGTCTGATACCCTTTAGTTCCTGGCTTCTGAGTCAACAGTTTCTTATGAAGTCTGTTGACATCTTTAGTCAGTCTCTTCCTAGCATCGACACCAACGAAGTCTCTGGTAGCGATAGCTTCATTACCTTCGAAGATAGTGTCAACCAATGAATCGATTGGATTGTGATAGAACTCCATCATTGCCGGGTTAACCTTAGCAATGCTTCGACTCTTAGTAGAGGTTGGTATCTTAAGAGCAGTGGCTGGATTGTAACCACTGTTGATTATCTCTGCGATACGATCTTCCTTCTGCTTGTCACTTAGGTTGACATCTTCAAGTATATCATCGAAGACACCCGTTCCTCCAGCTACCTCCTTCCCTTGTTGTTTAGCTTTAGTGGCTCTTATGTAAGCCATAAGCCCTTTGACATCCTTAACCTTACGAGGATAGTAGTTATCAATACGGTTGAATAGGTTGAGCCCTACTCTCTCATAGTCCTTCTTGATACTATCGAGTACACCTTGAACCTTAGCAAAGTCTTGAGTCATACCTTTAGATCTCAGTAGAGCATTAAGATCCTTAGCATCCTCAGGATTGTTAGAGTTAAGAAGAGCATAGTTCATAAGCTTCTTCTCGTCATCGTTGAGCTTCTCATACTTCTTTACAAACCCTTCGATCTCATTACGATACTCTTGATTCTTCGAGTTTATAGTACTCTCCATCTCCATAAGCTTCGAGTAAATCTTAGGAGCTATATCCTTGACCACTGAGGCTACAGGTTTGATGTACTTATCGACCTCTCTCAGTCCTTTCTTTAGAGGCTCTGTGAACCAATACTTACCTTGCTTCTCTTCAGCCTCTGTCTTCTTAATCCACTCTAAGGTTTTCTTCTGCGATGCAGTGAAGTCACTGTAGACTCCAGAGTCACCAGCAATCATCCCACTCTCTTCCAAAGACATCCCTTGAGCTACCAGTTCAGCTTGCCGAGGGCTGGTAGAGGCGACACGCTTAGCTAATTCTATATGACTTAGATCCGCAGTGATAGCCATGACTTCTTCAAGTGCACTGTTGTACTTCGATGGAAGCCGGAACCCTCTTCGAATAGCATTGACCACCTTATCCCATAGAGATTTGATTCTCCCAGTCCTTTCACCTTCAGGAACAGGGATTGCTTTAAGGTCTGCTTGAATCTCAGGCTCAGTCATAGCCATACTGATAAATTCAAAAGGACTCTTAAAGGTATACTGTTGACGCTCTGTCATCTTCTGCCCTTTAAGATACCCCTCATAAGCTTTAGCTACTGACTTAAGGTTCTGAACTACTGGATGATTTAGGCCTAACTGTCGCATCTCTCTAACAGTTACACCATGCATCATCTCATGAACTATCGTTCTCTCTGTAGCACCAGGACCATAGTAAAAGGTATGATCCTCACTGAGATACATACTATTCTCTTGCTGCTGATTAGCTGGAGCTTGAGACATAGGTTTGATCTGAAAGGTTCTAAGCTTCTCTTCAGGTGTCAGACGTAACAGAAACTCCATAGCATCCCTAACTGAAGGACCAACGTTCTCTCTATCAGCCTTCAGCTCTTGAAGCATAGTATAACCATCAACTACCCTTGTACCACCTTCGAATCTCTTAGCTACAGTATCAGTAGTTTCTCCATCAGATACAACTACATCATCGTAAGTAAACTCCCCTTCATCATCGATACCTTCCATGTTCAGTTCAGTGCTTGTGAGGTCTTCTTCTTTCTCTACTGAACTATACTCCTTCTTAGCCTCTACATCTACTGCCTTTTGTAGGTCTTTCAACTCAACCTTACCTGAAGACACACCCTTAGCTGCTTCAGCTAAAACCTTAGGACTACCTTCCACAGACACCCAAGTACCATCTTTACTCTGGATGTTCAGCGTCTTCCCTTCAGAATCTAATACATACTGATTACCTATTTGATCCGAACCAGACTGAAGAGTGTCGGTCATTGCTGTCCACTTAATCTTCCCAATCTTAGGAGCTGTAGATTTTCGTGACGAAGAGGCAAAAGTTACTTCAGGTTTAATAAGATCAATATCAACCTCAGATTCTATACCTTTCTGTGTGGCCTCAGCCTGAGCCTGCTCTGCTAACGTTTCAAAAGCAGCAGCTCTCCCTTGCCCTTTAGGTAGCTTAGAGGATATCTTCTTGATCCAGGAATCCTTAGCCTTCTGATCCATACCTTCTTGATTCTCAACAAAGTACTTCATATCTTCGGAGAGAGCAAAAGCTTTGTCTTCAGATAAGTTCTCGATCTCTTGATTCACAATCTCTTGTGCACCAGTGATATCGCCACTATCTATCAGCTTCTTAAAGGTACTCTTCTTACCAGTAGGCATCTCCTTAGACATCTTAATGATCTCAGATTTGATAGCCTTAGTATCTTTATCGATAAACATCTGGGTAACCGGGCTTACTTCAACCTCAGTCCTCTCTGTCTCTGGAGTCAGTAGGGATTCAGGTTCAGTCTCCTTAAGTTCCTGAGCTTCCTCAGCAGCTATAAACTGATCCTCTACGCCACCAACAGCAGGTACAGTAGTGTCACCCTCATAAGCAGAACCAGCATCTACATCCGGCAAGGCCTCCATTTGCCCCTCAGTTACATCTTCTCCTTCAACAGGAGCCTCAGTACCTTCTGGAGATACATAAGCACCAGGGGCCAATTTTGGGCCTTCTAGAGGGGTTGCCTCTACACCAGTAGATATACGAGAGATAAGAAGCTCTTGTTCAGGAGTCTTCTCTACACCATCATTCTCCCTCCAGTAAGCATCCTCCATCAGCTCACGTTCTTCCGGGAGTATTGAGCCACCTTCAACCAACTGATCTACAGTAGTCCGGATCTCAGATCGGGTCTTAACATTCTCAGCTACCTGAGTCCTAAGGTTCTCTGCTTCAGCCTTGATGAACTCATATGAATCTGTAAGATCTATCTCACCTGCTGTAGGAGCCGGTGGTGTTGCCGCTGCCTTCTCCCTCTGCTGTCTCTCCTGTCGTTGAGCGATAGATCGAGCACTCTCCTGTTTAGCTCTAGCCTCTGAAGATACATCATCGATAGCTGGAGTAGCATTAGATCGTACAGCATTCTCTGGACGGAAGGCGCCTGTAGAGTAGTCAGTCTCTTCAGCTGCCATCTGAGCTGAGCCTTTCTTATTTATAGCTTGTGAGTTTCTCTTCCGAGCCTCTTGCTCTTGGAATGCAATAACTAGAGGATCATTAAGATCTTCGTTCTGATCATAAGGAGCAGGAGGTAATAGTTGACCATTGATCTTCTGAGTCAATGCATCGATATCTCCTAGAGGATTGATTCGTTCAGCCGCATCCAGCTCATTCTGTCTTACCTCCTCCATCATATCGATCATATTAACATTCAGATCCATAGGTTTACCAATGTTAGCTTTGGCAAACTCTTGGAGACCTTTAGCTAACTCAGGATCTGATTTCTCTATGTTTGCGCGGAGTGCATTGACTGCTCTCACCTGTCGCCCTGCATCACCTGACTGAAGATCTGAAGCTAACCGAGCCTTCTGTCTAGCGTTGTACATCTGACCACCAGTAGCAAAGATACCAGACATAAACAGGGATGGGATGATAGAGTCTATAGCAGCATCAGTAACTGAAGTGTCACCCATACCATAGGTTAAGTCCGTCTGTGCACCAAGACCAGATTGAAGTGCTTCAGTACTACCCTCAACTGCCATAGTCTTACCATAGGCCTTAGCTATATCTTTACCTGAGACCTTCAGTAAGCCTTTCAATGTTTGAGACAATGGTTTAGTGAAGAAGCTACCGAGTCCAGCAGTATATGCTTCGATACCAGAGGCAACACCCTCAATACCACCTTCGATCAAACCTTGCTTTAGTGCATAGGTATGAGCTGACTCCTCATCGAGACCATTAGCCAATGCAGCTTCCTTGGCCTCACCGTAAGTACCAGCTCCGAAGAGGCCAAGTGTACTTAGTATGCCACCAATGGCAGCACCAGGGACTGAACCGATAACACCGAATGCAGAACCTATGGCAGCACCAGCAGCAGCACCGGGAGCGAAACCAGCTAGTGAAGGAACAATAGATTCCATAGCTCCTTGCCATCCTTTACCTACTGCTCCTTTCTCCTGGTAGTACTCACTCTCATCGGGTTTGAAGAACTCCGTCTCTTCCCGAGTCTTAGTTGCCCACTCATCCAACCCTGTTTCGAAGGGAGTTAATACTTCAAATGCCTTAGCACCTTTCCCAACCAAACCTAATACACCACGACCTAATGAACTTGCTGTATCTCCAACAAACCCACGCTCATCAGTATAAGGTAGTCCTTTGTTGTTGGAAGTGACAGTAGGGCTAGCGACCACCAGCCCTTGATTATCACCATACAGATCGTCTAAGTATCCCATCTTCTACTATCTCCTTTAGTATGTTCTTATAGCACCAGCACCAATAGGTGTGATGCCTTGAGCTGCTCTCTCTGCTTCTTCTTTATCTGCTTGCTCTTGAGGTGACAATGCTACCGATACACCTGGAGCAATAGTCTTAGTAGGTCCACCTAATACTCCACCGCCTCCTGACTCTGGAGTCACAGTACCAACGTAGACCATAGGGAAGACTGTCTTGTACATCTCTGGATCTTCCTTCTTCATTGCTGCCAGCGTAGCCTGTCGCTTAACCTCGGGCAACTCACCAATGTCCGTTGCTATTTGTTGAGGTGTCACAGTTCTCTTACCTTTCTTGGTTGGAACCATAGCACTCAACATAGAGCTAGTAAGATAATCTGTAAGTACTGATGGTGCTACGTTAGGTGTTACTTGCTTACCTGTCATCTCAAAGAGCATCTTAGCAGCTGTACTACCATCAATATCTTTAGTCTGAGATATAGCTAACTCCTTAGCCTTCAAGTAGTTGGCCGGGGTAAGTGTAGTATCCTTAGGCACAGGGATACCAAGAGCTTGAGCTTTAGTCTTCCATTTCATCGTCTCTTTCTGATCTTCATCAATATCAGTCCGAGAGTCAATATGAGCCATAGCAGCTGTAGTCTTCCTTTGAGTCTCAGCATCCAACAAAGATATCTGAGCTTTAGTTTGAGCTTCAGTCATACCTACCGCATAGTCTAGTTTCCTCTTAGCAGCAGCATCTTCCAAAGCAATAGATTCAGGAGATGCCTGTACCTTCCGCTCTGCTAATGCAGCTGCCTCAGCGGAACCAGCAGCACCAGCAATCTGTTCCTTCTGGAGTTGTGCCCTAAGCTGTATCTGCTCTGGGCTCATCTGCTGTTGAGCTGTTTGTTGCTGGAGACTCAGCTGGTTCTGCAACTTCTCTTTCCCCATTAGTTTCTCGAAGTGTAGCTTACGCTCCATTTCAGCTGTCTTCCCGGCTTGATCCAGGTTCCATTCCCTTTGTTTCTTCTGTTGCTCACCATAGGTGTTAGCTGATCCAGCAGCAAACCCAAGAGCACTCATCGCCCAATCCAAAGCCATCTTACTTACCTCCTCGTAGCATACCTTTCTGATTCCCGAGTATCTGTTGTTGATTAGGCTCCATAGGTATACCTTGTTGTTGAGCTACCTGAGACCCCACTGCCCTCTGTTGCTCATTCATAAAAGGCTCAGCAGATTGCTGAAGTTCCATAGGGTCGATAGTTTTATCCCTAACTCCAGTTTCAATATAGTCCTGAAGAGTGTCCTGATAGATTTGCTTGGCCTCATCTTCAGCTACAGGTACTTCCCATCCAGCACCAGCATTACCAAGTTCAATAAGATCGGACACTAAGAAGACTGATCCAGCTAGCTTAGTATTCTGAGAGATCTTAATTCCTTTACCCTTCATGATCTCTTCAGCTTGCTTATTGAGAGTGATTGCTGCATTAGGTACAGACATGGCAGCAGGTCCAGCCTTAAGCATTTCCATAGTTGACTCTTGCTTCTCAGGTGCATGGATCAACTTGGTCAACAGAGTCTTATAGCCACTCATTTCTTTCTTCAGTCTTGGAGATAACTCTTTACCCTCTGCTTCAGCTTTGATAGCTTGGGTTCCATTCATTTCCTCTTGAGGGCTCATCGCTTCCTCATCTCCAGTAGCTACCGGAGCATTGTATTGTTTGGTCGCCATTATCGTTGGCCTCCTTTGAATCCTATGTTAAGTGCTGTTCCTCTAGCTTTAGCGAAGTCTTGTTCGAACCTCTCCCTAGCTCTTTGTAACTCAGCTTGTTCAGCAGCAGCAGCAGCTTTGATAGCAGCCCGTTGATCTGCAATGTTAGCTCGATAGTTATTCATCTCTGCATCAAGGGCTGCACCTGCTGCACCTAACTGACCTAAGCCACCTGCTAGTTGAGCATCAATAGATTGATTATAAAGGTCAGCCTTCTGTTGCTCATGTGCTCTAGCAGCTGCTATCTGTTCATCTATCTTTTGCTGTACGCTACTCTGTGCACCACTCAACATAGAGTGAAGCTCTTGACCATATGAGTCGCTAGTTCCTTGAGGTGTTACATCCACATTGTAGAACTTACCACCGTCAACCCAGTTAGCTACATATGAGCCATCGCCTTGATTAAAAGACTGAGTGTTCAGCTGATCGATCACTGATCTTGGAAGCATGTATGAAGCTTCAACATTACTTCCAGACACAACCCTTACAGTCTCCATAGCAGGGCCAGAGATATTTATATTGCCAGCGTTTATATAGGCCCCTGAAGCTTCAGCTTCTATTTGTGCCTTCTGGTCTGCCAGCATCTGTTGCTGTGTCTTATATGCTGAGTCTAGTTTCGATTGGTTAGCCGATAACTTTTGGTTGGCCTCATCCCTTGCCTTTCGAGATTCAGCAAGATTACCCTGAAGCTCATCATGTTGAGTAGGTGTCATAATCAATCCGAACTCGTCATACTTCTGAGTCTCAAACTCTTCAGGAACTCTGTTAACTACAGCGTCTTGCCGAGTCCTAGCAGTCTCCATCTGCCCTGATTGTCCTAGCTGCTGTTGCCGAGTATCATTGAGATACCTCCGCATACTAGCTGTCATTACTGCCATCGTTATACCTCCAGGTCCATGAAGTATTTGACTGCTCTCTTCCTTGTAGCATTGTCAGGGTTCGTGTGATGTAGCTTATAGTAAGCCTCCAACATCTTAGTCTTATCCCCTGAAGCCATGATGTCCTTCATATACTTATCGCTTCCTTTCTTCTCAAGCATCTCCCCTAAGAATAGTAAAGTCTGTTGTTCATTATCGAGTACTGTTACATCTTTGTTCTCTCTAAGCTCTGCCATCCATGGTAGCTCACCAAGTGTCCGAGCTAACCTATTCAGTGCAGGTTCTATCGATCCCTTTACGAACTGATACTTCCCTGCTGCACTAGAGGCTTCTTTACCTTTCTGTGGTATGTTCAGTGCTGTAAGATCTCCATTACTCTCTACCTGCCCAACAACCTCAGCGAACTCTAAGAGATTATCATAGGCAGTAGACGGGTCCACTCCGAGTCGTTCAGCATGCTTAGAGATAAGTGTCTCAGTGTCTCCTGACTCTGGAGCCATAACTTCCTCTTCTAGTGGCATTATAGTTCTCGGTCCATCTGGTGATGATTTAAGACGCCTACCGGATCACCCTGACCCAAAGTAGGAAGCTCTTGCATCTGAGGACTCAACTGTCCCTCGACTGGCATAACCTGTTGTTGCCGGATCATCCTCTTAACCCCGGTAGGTACTACGTTCTTCATCAGCAGATTACGCAGCAGCTTGAGCAGCGAGAGCGGCCTCAGTAGGATCTGTATATTCAGCTTCACCTAATACTCCTGATTGAGCTATTAATACTTCTTTCTCTCTTGCTGTTAGTTCAGGGGCACTGTTTAGATTCCCTTTCCTACCGAGACTCTTGGCAGCACCGGACCTAATAGCCCGAGCCTTGTTAAGCTCAAGGTACTCCTTGGCCTGTTGGTTCTCAGCAGCAGTAGTCTGAGCAATAGTAGATGCCAGGGTCTGTGGTTTATAGCTTGTAGCTGCCGCAGTGTTCGCTTGCATTGAAGCTATCGCTTGGTCAGAAGCAAGTTTCTCTCTCAATGCCTGTAGTTCAGCATCTCTAACTCTCTGGTTCTCAGCGAACTGAGCTTCCTGTTGATCACTAGCAGCCTTACCAGCCATCATAGCTCCTGCACCTTCCTTAACACCACCAGCTACAATCTCGCCAAGTCCACCTCCAAGGCTCTGAACAGCACCTGCACCCAAGTTGCCTCCAATACCTGCAAGTCCACCACCAGCAGCGTCACCTCCATAAAGTCCAGTCATCTCACCAACTCCTTGAGTAGAGTATAGTGCGTCAGCCCCTGCTAGTTTACCTGTAGCATCCGGGATAGTACTATAGGATACAGCATCTCCGATACCAGCGAACTCAGCAGCTCCACCGACACCAAAAGCACTTGGGTTGAATGCACCGAGTACACCACCAGTTACCGCACCACCGATAGCACCTACCAGTACGCCTGACATAATATCTCCACCAGTGACGGCGGATGTCAGACCACCAACCACTGCACCCACGATAGCCATATCAATAGCACCAGCGATAGCACCAGCAGCTATCCCTGCGAACCCTGTAGTAGCTGTTGTGAATAGCCCTGTAAGAGCTGCACCTACTCCTATTTCAAATCCCATTGTATTTCCCTCTGTTAATATAGTCTTGTATTGTAAAGTAATACATCCTCGTTCCATCCTGGAGATCTATGTAGTTCACTTTGTCTCCTTCCCTACCACCTATGAATCTCCTCCAACCTTTCCGATTCGAAGGAGTAAGCCCGAGTATCAGTGTGGCCCCTTCCTTCTCAAAAAGATGAGTCATGGCCTCTTCGAGTAACTTGATAGCTTCCATTCCTTTCCGAGGTTTCGCATTGATGTGAATGTGATGTACAGTTGGTTGTCCTTCATACACTGAGACGAAGCTGTCTCCAGAGTCAGAAAGATAAAGGTGAGTGCATCTCTTTCTTATTGCCTCTAAGTGATGCTCCTCACCATTGATCTCAAGTATCTCTAAGATCTTAGGCATATCTAGAATCGTAGCTACCTTCATCTTTAAATACCAGAGAAGTCAATCAAAGTCATATCGTCTACCCAAGCATCCAGCATATCGTTCATACCCGGATCAGACTCAACATATCCAGCAGCTACCATATCACTCTTGATAGATGCAGCTACACCTGAAACCATAGTGTTCATCAGGTTAGAGATAGCTGCTCCACCAAGCTCAAGGAACGAAGGATCACCTAACAGCTCCTGTGTTACAATCTGGTGGTTCAGTTGAGCTTCAGCCATACGGTTCAACAGGTTCTCTTTAGTTTGAGCACTCACTTGATACTGAGTTGACCACTCTTGGAAATCATTATCTAAGTTGGTCATAGCTTCCTGCCATTGTCCTTGTTGATCCTGAAGGATAGCTGCCGTCTCTTGGTCAGCATTCTGGATCGCTGTCTTATATGAGTTATTCAAGGCAAGCTGTCGTTCATTCAAGGCATACTCTTGTTGCCTCAACTCTCCCGCAGATGCCGTGTCAGCTATAGTTTGTTGTTGGGCTATATTCCCTTGCTGAGCCAGCCGTCCTGCTTGGGCGTAGGTATCAGCGTCTCTCGCTCCGATCTCGATAGCACGATCGTACAGTGCACCTTGAGTCGTCCTCATTCCCGCAGTGCTACCAAGCTGTCCACTCTTCGCAGCCGCTGCTTGTCCTTGAGATTTAGCTTGCAACATCAGTTCACTATCAGGATCTAAGATAGTCTTCAGTTGGTTAGCTACTAAAGAATTAGAAGATACTGACTCATCTCCTGTAGCTATTGGAGCATACGTCTCAATCTGATTCGTGGTATCAGCAATGTCTAGAGCAGGTTGACTACTGGCAGAAGCATTATCCGCCAGTGTCTGTTGTTCATCCTTGACTCCAGTGTATGCATTATCGATAGCACTTGTGGTGTCTCCCAGTTCCGGTGTTACTGCAGGTACATCTTCTCGAACTGGAAGGGTAGCGTCTAAAGCCATGTGTTATTACTCCTCGTCTACTGCGAGTCCAAGGTACTGCTCGACTAAATACAGTCGATCTCTCATTTCCGGTACGTTCTTAGGTGGTTTATGTGGAAGCTCTAGGGTGTCCCGAGCCTCAATCTGATCTGCCTTCCTAGCATCGAACTCTCGTTTATTTAACTTATGCGACATTGATTATCTCCTCGAATCCTGGGGTTATTGCATCTAGGTCTCCGTCGTTCCTAGCATTCTCTACTGCATCATACAACCTGTTCTCTTCAGCTATCATATCTCCGATGAAGAGCGCTATGTCCTCCAGTATCGCTGACTCATAGATTCCCAACGAAGCTGACCTCTGTATAGGCTCTGGGTATACCTGAAGGATACCGCTGGTACATTGAGTCTTGTAGTCTGCTTGCATCGCAGTCTTCCTCTCGGCCAACAGTATCGGTCCCATCTCAGCGTCAGTCCGAAGGTATGCATCCTCAGATACAACCTTGTAGTACTTAGGGTCATATCCTTTCGTGAAGAACTGAGGTGGCTTCTGCATCTCTCGTTCTCCTTCCAGTGCTCCCCTATTAATTCCAGTGACCTCTCCATCTCCAGTGCCTACCATGACAGTCTCGTACTGTACCTCACCGAGCTCATCGAGGATTGGCTCTCCCTCTTGATTAACCAGCAGTTGCTCTTGTTCCTCTGTGTATTCCATCCATGCTACTTTCATTGAGCTTTCTCCTTATATCGTTTAGCTTTCTTCTTGCCTTCTTCGAAGTCTCTTGTTACTTTTGTTCTACTGGTGAAAGACAGAGGGTTCCTAATCTTCCACCATAGTTCTTTTAGCCAGTTCATTGTATTATCGTTTGAGTTCTACTTGGTGTATACTTGGTGTAGCTGTATTAATATTAGTTTTAAAGTGGTACGTACTTTGTGCGACAACCACGTCCAAGTGGCTTTTGATATTTGTTGGTGGAATCTTAGATGTAAATGTGTCGATTCCATTAAGACTAAGACTTAGATTAACACTGCTTGTACTTTGAGCACCCACCCCTATCCTATGACACCTAGAAACAGGTACAAAAGCCTCTACACTGTAGCCTGTAAAACTACTTCCAAATGCTCCACCAATAGTTATGGTTTTATCGAATGTAATATAGCTCCCACTCATCCTGAACTCAACTATATCACCACTGCTATCAGTAAGAACAAACCCAATCCACCTCTTATGTGTCACTGTTGCAACTAGATTGGCACCATTAACATCTGTATCATATTCAACCCCATAAGTGTCATCGTTGTATCTAACAGCAAAGAAGTTGTAGATCGTATTGATCGTAGGGGAACTTATGACCACATTAGTAGTCCCAGTGACTGCAATAGCCTGGGTCAGTGTGTCGTCCATACAACTTAGTGGATTCACATCAACATCAGCAACCCCACTGTATACAAGCTCACCACCAAAGATACCACCAGTTACCTCTGCACCTACTACAGGTTGATTCACTGGTTGATGTACGATTGGTGCTTCGACTACAGCATCCTCTTGCCAGACCTTCAGTTCAGTATAAATCTCCGGATCGGCTGGTTGGTTAATACCTAGGCCAAAGGTAGCAAGACCCTCTTGTATCCAGTTTGTTACCTTAATGACTGTCTGCTCTGTCAACACTACACGCCCAGAGACAATAGGTTTATCCATAACCCTATTTACTGAGTCTTGATCTCTTGTTACAGCAGATCTCAATAGCTCTGTATCGTCTGACTTTCGAATAGAGATACTTCTACCGTACCTACCTTGTATAGGTGCAGACGCTTCCATGTAGTATGTACCAGCAGGAAGAGTAACTTCGTTAGAGGCTAAGGAAGCCCCAGAGATCTCATTGACTACAACAGCATTAAGGTCTCTATCGTTATCTCCAGCTACACTTGTCCCACCGTTAGTTCCTTGAGCCTTCCTATCCTGTACATGCATAAAAGGCTTAGTAATCACAGGATTCTGAGCACTAGCACTGACAGCCAACCATCCTTTGGTAGCATCGGTATACACCAGAGTTACATAAGCTCCCCTTGTGTCTACCTTCAAGCTATCATTAACACCTTCTATCTTCTCAGTACCATCTGGAACCAAGAGACAGTGAAAAGTTCCAAAGGTCTGTGCGTAATCCTTGATTGCCACAGTCATACCAGCAGTACCTACAGGAAGTTGAACCTCTACGGCACCACCAGAAGTATCTACAGGATAACCCTTGGCATCCTCAGCAGTGAAGTCAGTGGATTGAGCGGAAGAGGACCAATCGAGTCCACCACCACCACCACCTATAGATCCCCATTCTCCATCAACATATCCCTCAAAGCCTGGAGTATCTGTATTGAATCTAAGATGTCCTTCAGCAGGAGTATCTCTTTGAGCAGTAGTACCAGCAGGGATCTCAGCTTGTCCAGTAGCGGAGGTCCGAAGTACTGACTCCAGAGACACTTCAGAGGCTTTAGCGGCCCAGTGAAGTGCACTATACTTACCCGGTTCTACCTCTACATCTTCAGCTTCTTCAGCCCATTTCTCTGCTTGTACTTCAGCAACCTCAGCTCCCGCTTGAGCCGCTTGAGCATCTGTAACATTATTACCTGTAGTGACTACATCAGCATTAGTAAGTACTACATTAGCTGCTGTCTGTGCGATATCAGCTTGAGTTTGAACTACGTCAGCAGCGGTACTTGCAGCATCAGCAGCGGTTAAGAGAGAGTACTCCCGAGCACTGGTAGTGATCGTGGTGACTCCATCAGCCTCTGTGTCAACTCCACCGACACCTTGGGCCCATGCTTTCGCTTCTTCTGTGTAAGCCTTAGCACTGTAGAGAAGAGTAGCTACACCATCAGCCCCAACTACCAATACCCCTTGATCTTTAGAGGCGAAGTTCTTAGACTCTTGAGACCAAGCATAAGCAGAGTACCCTGTGATCGTAGAGCCACTGCTATTATCTGTGATCAATACTCCTACTTCTTCTACTGCCCAGTCGATTGAGGTAGACTGCCCCTCTTCCACCGCAGAGAGCCTTGTCTCTATAGTAGTATTAAAAGAAGTCTCTAAACGAACTATCAGATCGTTGATGTCGGCTTCATCTGATCTGTCTCCGTTGCTAACCTCTAAACCTGTTGTATCAAATATTGCCATTGTCTTTATCCTTGTTGATATATATGTTTACCACTTCGTACCGTTCAATGTATAAAGTACGATAGCGTTGTGCACCACGTGTGGAAGATGGTGTCGGGTTGTGCTTTTAAACTGTATTGCCATGTTCACCCCAATACCTGTAATATAAGAGTACTCTTGGTTCACCGCTCCAGCACCACCCCAAACAAATGTCCCCCATATACCTTCACCCCATATAGCGGGCTCATTCCCTTGAGGGTCTGACTCGTACAGTATACTCTTAGGTGTATCGAGACCCTGGTAATCATAGCTCGGTCTCATAGAGAACACCTGACCTTTGTTGGCTGTCAACTCAAACAGTAGCCTCTGGAAAGTCTTGTTGTTAGTTGGTGTCCCATAGTTATGAAAAGCCGTAGTGAATCTAGAAGATATATCATTGCCATCGAAAGAAGCAGCAGACTGATGTTGTAGTCTAAGGTAATTATCTTCTTTAGTAGTAAAGAGTCTCTTAGATTCTTTGGTTACTTCCTCCACTGTATTCAATGTGATCCCTAAGTTAAAGAGTGACACTCCTCGAACTGAGAACTCCCCTCGATAATCAGGCTCACAGGTCACTACAATTCCAGAGCCACTAGCGAAGTACACTATGTATTGAGATTTCTCCCGATCTAGCACTGCTCCTATGATCTGATCTTTGTTAGCTTGGTATGTCTTTTGAATCTTTCGACTTAAGTTGGAGATATCAAAGTCTCCATACTGGTCAGCAGCTTCTAAGTAAGTAATCCCCCGCTCATCACAGAACAAAGTCCTACCGAGTATCCTAGCTGCTGATCCTCTGATGGCTCCAGAGACAGCTGAGAAAGTATCCTTACGTTCGTCAAACCCGGAGATTGTAGCATCGGTAACCTTAATAATGTCTATCCCTTTCTCTTGGAATACAGTAAGAGATGAAGGAGACACTACCATATCTGTGATCTCACCGCCAAGCCAGAAGACACCACCAGAGGTTACTGCTGGATCATAGGCGAAAGGATCTCCACTATGAGAGACAAACAGTGTCCCGTAAGGGAAGGCTATATGAAGTCTCTGATTGAAGATCATAGAGGACATCGGGTATCCTTCTAGTATAGAACTGTCAGAAGGAAGTACTGGTGTCGCTCCTGGGTATTGTGGGCTGTTAGCTTCAATCAACGAGGTACAATGGTAAAGCCCTGTGTTATCTTTATAAAGTATTACAGCTGCACTAACCGAGTTACAAAGGATTACTATCTCGTCGTTTGGTGTAGAACTATTAGCGACTAAGGGGAAGTACTGCATGCGCCCTTTAGTTATCTGGTAGTTATATCCTGCATCTATGCCAGCTCCCTCAGATATTGCAGGGAACGAGGCGACACTAGCCCATCCTGTGGCAGCATCCATCTTCCATAGGCTGTGGTCTCCAGTGCTTGAGGTATACCCTATAACAAAGTAATCCCCATTGTAATCAAAAGCTCCCTTCAGGTAATCAACTCCAGTGGGTCCTACTATCTGATCTCTCCGATCCTCTCTAGCTGTATCATCTACTTGAGAGAAATCATCTGGATCGGTAAACACTAGAGGAACTGTTGAGGCCCATGTTACATCTAAAGTATCTCCAGGATTATTAGGGTTATCTATTGTGACTGTAGTTCCATCGATTCTCTCGAAGCCCATAGTGCTCCGGTAACCATGGAACTCACCACTAATCTCCTCATAGTTAACCATATCGTAACACTCACCTGCCTTAATCTCTAGGTTACTAAGGGCTTCGTTAATCCCTCCAGTAAACACTATAGTCTTTGGTTTAGGTGTAGTGAAAGATGGTGTCTTATTGTACATTATCTGTTCCCCTTGTTATATAAGGAAGTTCCTAGAGTGTACTCTACGTGCTCTAATGTAGTTCCTCAGCATCTGACCAACAGCTAAGTTACCTTCAACAGAGTAGTTCTGATAGAGTCCAGCATTACCTAAGTAAGTAGCTACCTTTTGTATAGCCTTATATACTATAGCTCTTTGGAACTGCTCTGGTATATTTGGTGTGTCAGTATTCTCCGATAGAATCTGAGGTGCTCTCCGATATCTAATGACGATGTTGTGTGCATCATCTGGTCTCTGAAAGTGTAGGTTGTTTGTCCCCGGATCAATAGAGTACCACATAGGTGGAGCCTTCTGTGTGTTATCTGCAAAGGGTAGATCTTCCCATGGTAAATAAGAGAGCATCACTTGATTCCGAAAGAAACCTCGCTTAGTCTTATATACACTAAGGTTAGCCGCAGCTACTGTAGAGCCGAATACTTCTACAGGAGTGTAGACAACTTTATCCTCTACAGTCATAAACGAACTGATCTCGGCATTCATAAAGGTCCAATCTTCCCTCATGGTTTGGATGTCAACCCACGCTGAAGAGACTGCATCTGTTATATTCTTCTGGATACCACGAGGTGCTGTTACGTCAGCGATAGACCCTTGAAGTCCTATAGTGTTGTTTACTTGGTTGCAGAGTTCAATGTAGGTAGACATCGTTTACTTACTCCTTTTCTAGTGTTGCTTCTGACTCTGGAGTCACTACTTTCTTTCTTGATCGCTTAGGCTTGTTGTCAGGATCATTGAAGCACATATCTCCATCCTGGTAATCACCGAGGATCTGGACATCTACTCGATACTGAATGGCACTAAGTTTCTTTACCATCTCAACACCATTGTTACCTTTGATCCAAACTAGCTTATCTGTTTTCACTGGAGCCTCTTGGCCCCCTCTCATATTTCCCATGTATCATATTCTCCTTAAAGAAAAATAGGGAGCCGGAGGCTTAAGTGCTCACGACTCCCTATAGGTTGTTATGCTACGTTGGTAACCTTTAGTACTGCAACACCGTAAGCCTTAGGCTGTACGACAGAGCGACCATAGACGAAAAGTCCACGCCAGTACTTACCGAAGCTTTTCTCAAGCTGTCCGGTTTCAGTCTTAGTGATCTGACCCGCGAAGGTAAGAGCCTGAGTGATACCGAAAGGAATCAAGAATGCTTCTGTCTCAACAGTAGCAGCTGGAAGCTGGTTACTCTTGTAGATCTTCATGTTATCGATCATGCCGATAAGACCAGTACGGATGACACCAGTAGCGTCTCCAGTAATGTCTGCTCTACGGAGGTCACCTTTCTTCAAAAGTGCACACATAGAAGCAGGAAGCACACACCAACGATTCTCCATTGGAATGTTGTTCTCATCGAGTACAGCGTTCATCTCAACGATAACGTTAAGGATGTTGTCTGCATCACCATCGGTGGCATTAACGAGACGACCAGAGCCGTTCAGGTCAGCACCCATGTTGTAGGAACCAGTAATGGCACCAGCAGCTACACCTTGGTTATTGCTATCACAAAGTGAAGGATCACAGAAGTAACCGAGTACTTCACGGTCTACAGACAGCTTAAGTTGCTCAGCTGCATTAGCAGAGAACTCATTGACCAGGTTAAGGTCAGTCTGCCCCATGTCTACTGTGTCCATTTGGAATGCCCAGTATTTCGCTTGGTCGATGTTCAGAACCTCACCACCTTCCTTAGGCATTTCGTAGACGATACCACCAGCACTGATTGTGGTCTCATCGGTTTCTTTACCAGCGTTACCACCAACTACGTAGTCACCAATAGACAGCGTTGGTACTCGACGGATGTATACTTTGTCACCACCGGACTTGATCTCGCCTTCGTAATCAGTGTTAGAGATCTCACTGAATACGGTAGAAGCATAGAAGTCCTTGAGCATCTTCCGGGAGAAGACTATAGGGATGTAAGCATCTACCTTACCGTTGGCGCTGCCGGTAGCAGTACCATCAATAGGGTTTCCGTAGTAATCTGTGGTATAAGGTACGTTAGCACCTGGACGAACTGGTTGTGTATAAGCCATTGTATTGTATCTCCTTTAATATATAATTATCAGAGGAGGTTAAGGTTAACGGATGCGGCCTTCCTGGAGTGCCTTATCGAAATAGGCCTCCCATTTCTTTGCCTCTGCTTCACGACCTTTAAACCTTCCTCTTGTGACATCTTCCATGAATTGTTCATAAGATGCCAATGGGACAATCTCGGGTTGTCCCTGAGTATTTTTCTTTGGTTGTGCTGTAGCAGAGTTACCTACTGGGGTGACTTGTCGTTCAAGCGTTCTATTCACTAGCTTCTTAAATTCCTGAAAGAAACCAGCTACCCTTCCTACATCTCCAGAGTTTTCGGCCTGTTTAAACAGATCGAATCTTTTGAATCCACTAATCGGATCGGACTGTTGCAACCATGCTTCGAACCTAGCATCCTGATCTATCTCTGCATAATCAGGAACTATGGCATTTAGCCTTTCCAGAAAGATGTTGTATGCTTGTTGCTTCGCTTCGAGGCTAGCAGCGATCCGAGCTTCTTGCTCTCGTTTCTCAGCAGCACTTAGCTTAGCTTTTAGTTCAGCGGTAGAGTTCTCTACTGCTTGGGCTGTGAGTCGCTGCATTGTTGAAAGCTCCTCTTCACCTATAGCATCTATTTCTTCTGGTGTTGCAAAGTCTCTCACAGACTTAGGTTGTGCTTTGGTCAGGTCGAGAACCATAGAGTTGAGTCTTGAGATCTCATTGTCCTTTGCGGTCAACTGATCGTAGAGACTACCTATAAGTTTTCGATCCTTGTATTTCTCAGAGTCATGATACTGCTTCAGTTTGATAAACCGATTCTTCCAAGACACACGTTTCTTCTGGTTAGTAGGTTCTTCTTGATCTTCGTCATCATCCATCAGAGGTTGTTGATCCACGTCGAATGTCGCGTGCTCACTAGGTTGTGCTGGCGATTCAGTTGCAGCCTGAGACTCAGCATCATCCTCTTGAACATCTACGCCTTGGGCTGACTGATCGGCTGCAACCGATTCGGCAGGTTCCTCGGGAGTCTGTTTACCATAGATCATGGTTTCAAGACTCTGTATCTCAGCGTCAAGTTGTTCTCTAATCTCTTTTGCTCCCACTCAGTTAACTCCTCATTCCTTCATCTGACTACTCACGAGTCTACGGGGGTTGCCTATGATTGGCACGTTCCCTTAGAGGCTTTAGTCGAAAGAACTAATTAATGCTTCAAGTACTTGGGCTGCCCCTTGTGCCCGGTGAAGCTGTTCAATGTTAGAGGCACTCTTCAGTATATCTAATTGAAACTGAAGTTTATCCTTAAATACTTCCTTCTTATCGTTCACCGTACCTGTACGGATCTTGATCTTCTCTTGTTTATTGAAGGTCATTTAGATACCTTCCCCTTCTTGTAACTTCAGTGCAATCTCCCTAGTCTGTTTGTCCATATCATTCTTCTGTGAACTAGCGGCTATCTCACCTTGCTGCTTGATAGATTGCTCTTTAAGCTGTAGGTCTAGTGCTTTCAACTGTTGATCAATAGCTTTACGTTGATCTCTCAGCTGCTCAGCTTGTGCCTTAACAGTCTGAGTTAACTCATTCATCTGCTGTTGGCCTTGGACCTGAATAGATGTAGCTTGTAGTGAAGCCTGTTGCTCGGCTTGCTTCTCTTGTTGAGCTGCTTGCTGAGCCTGAGCTTGTCTACCCTCTGCGACCTTCTCACGCTTCTTCATATCCAATCGAGTCGGTACGATATCTTCAATGAACCCAAGGTCCTTAGCCATCTCACGAAGGAGTGCAGCTCGACCTTCAGCTCCCATGATCTCTTGATCAATTGGGTTAGCTGTAATCTGGAGGAACTCATTCCTTTTGATCTGCTCTGCACCTTTCAACGTCAGTGTTGATGAACCTAACGCATCTACATGAGGGTCACCAGTATAAGGTACTTTGTTGTCTATGATGTTCATGTAGAACTGATGTTCAATCCGAGGGATAATGACTCCAGAGTCAATATTACGGATAGCATCTTTGATACCTTTTGAAGCACTCTCCAGTAGAACACTAAGACCTGAGAATGTAGCAGCTGCTTGACCTGAGTTCTCATTACCATATGCGTATCGTGGGATACCTGTGGCATCGTCAGCTCTCAGTTCAAACTCTTTATAGACTGTCAGTAGCTCATTAGCATTAGATGTCGGTTGGAAGAAGTTGATACCTCGACCACCTGCACCTGTTGGATCTACATTCAACTGCCAGATCTTGAATGGATAGATATCTTCTAGATCAGACATATCTGCTATCCTCTCTACGTACACCTCAATCTGTGGGCCAGCTGCTAAAGCCATGTTGTTCGCCAGTGCTCTTGCAGTAGCGTTACACATACGTTGGATATCTCTCATCAAGTCCGGAAGTGATCGGCCCCATACTGAGCCTGGACGTTGTTGATAGGATGCAGTGTAATAAGGTCTTCGAAGCATAGGGTCTTGGTTGAGTATACACTTGATCGTATGGTTACCAACAACGATGACCTCACATTCAAACTCTACCCAATCATTAGCCGACAATACTTCCAGATCCTGTACACCCCAATCCTTAAGTATCCTTGCTTTGATAGGTCCAAAGAAGTGGATACCATGGTAGATGTTTTGGTTAGCATCAAAGGTGTCTCCACGTTTCTCTTGATCTGCTTTCTCCTGCTCTATCCCTGAGTCGAGATAATCATACACATCCATAGGACCTTCTTCAAGAACCTTAACTATATTCTCGCTCTTGTAGTCAGTACCAACAGACAGTAGGTCATTCAGTTCCAACCCCGTAAACCGGAGGTGTTCACATAAAGCGCCATCGTAGAGGGATGTAGCTTCCGGGGCTGGATACATATCATATGGAGATACCCTTCTATTCTTATAGCAGTATTCATGTGGTGAGGGGACCATAATACCATTTAGGTAAGTCATCTTAGTACTACGAGTAACAATTGGTCCTTTCATGAATGCAGATGGATACACAACAAAATCATCGATGAACTGAGAGAAAGCTTCGTACCACTTGCCTTCTATTAGTTGATCATTGATCTGTCGCTCCATGACTTTCATATCGAACTCAGCTTCCTTCTGTAACTCTTGAAAGATAGCTTCTTCAATGTCTCGTTTATTCTGATTGATTTCTCGGATAGTATCTTGTGCGTCACTGGCTTTAGGTGGAGAGGGAGCATTCTGTCCTTCTGCTTTACTCTGCTCTACCTCTTTAGCTCTAGTCTCTACAACTAATGCTTCGAACTCCTTAGAGATCGCACCTGCTATCGTAGCCTTAACGTCTGCTGGAAGATCTGGAATTGGTGTAGGCCTAATGGTCCAGCTTTTAAGATTCGTAGCTAACTCAATATCTCTAATCCATGAGGCAGCTGCTCTACATTTTGTAGCTGTGATATTCATAAAGAGATCCGAGCCACCTTGTTTCGTAATGGCTGCAAGCTCTTTGGCTGAATACTCACCGTTGTATTGCTCTGATGCTTGAGTGATCATCTCTTCGATACCACTCCGTCTCTTTGCTTCCTTATTAATCCTGAACTGTCCAGTTACATAGGAAGTAACAGCATCTAGGAAAACCTGAGGCTGCTCATCGAGAAGAGACATTTGATTACTCTCTTCCTCAATCAGTAACTTCAGATCTGAGATCCCTAAGATTTCTACTCCAGGAGAGTCATCATAGAGATCGGTTGTATATTTATCCATCATACCCATTCGGTATCTCCTGTAAATTCATAGTAATCATCTGAAGTAAAGTTGACTCTTCCATAGTGATCGTGGAACCTTTTATGACAAGACTCACACAGTGTGACTCCGTTGTTTACTTCAGTCCTTAGCTCAGGAAACCTAGAGTATGCTTTGATATGGTGTGCATTCAATGGGACTCCAGACACTTCACATACCTGACAGGTAAACTGATCACGCTCGTAGACTGACAGTCTCCACTCTCTATACTCAGCAGTATCTCTTGAAGTTTTCTCTAAACCTTTCCATGCAGGGTTGTTATCCCCGACCATCCACTGCCTCCTGCACTCTCTGTCGCAGAAGTTCTCTCCCCTTACCCGGCAGGGCTCTTTAGCAATCAGACGACCGCAGTTAGCACACTCAAGTACAACTAGCTTTATCTTTGAAAGTCGTACGCACTCTTTAGAGCAGTAGTGGTGTTTAGCTTTCTTATACTCATAGTACCCCTTAGAAAAGGAAGTACCGCAAGTTTCACACTCTACTTGTACATTAGGTCTTGCCTTTGCCCTCACACCCACAGATACGACCCCCGTTTGACATTTAGTTTCGACTGCTTCACATAGCCAGTACTGTATACCTCCTGAGCGAACGTTAGTGATAGTGCATCTGCTCTATCAGGAGATCTCTTCGTTCTCTTCTTCATATCCTTCTTAGCCTCCAATACGATCTGGAGTCTATTATTGAAGAAATAGTTAAGAGCACTTAGATCCTCAAATAACTCTTTGTCATCGTGGGGTAGATCAGCAGAAGCTAACCAATCCCTAAGCCTTCCATATACTTGTGCTCTAAGGTTACTGTAAGTCTTAGGCTCAGAGGATTTACTATTCACTGTCACTTCAACTACCGGCAGGTTGAACCTCTTGAGCTGATCGACAACACCAGCACCCACTCCGATACCATCAACGAACACTTGAGTGAACTGATGCTGTCTGTAGTGATTAAGTACTACCTGTGCGAACTCAATAGTATCTAATCCTTGGAACTGGTAGATGCCATGGATCTTCGGTCCTTGTCGATCTACCATAACACTCGTATCGTCTCCGAATCTAGCAGGGTCACACCCTAATACTCGTGGGTAATTCATGTACTCTCTAGGCTCCAGGATTCTATTCATAGCTTCTTGAATTGATGACGAGCTAATGAACTGGCTATTACCTACAGATGGAAACTCCCCTTTGATCCTCATCTTTACGAAGTCACTGGTCTCACCGTAGTAAGCTATAACCTCGTCGATCCAATCTTGGTCTACGTTTGGTGACCCATATGAGTCAAAGGTAATCCTATCCCAGTGTTCATTCTCACCTTGGAACAGTTGATAGAAAGCTCCAGAGGCACGAACAGGGTTACTCACTAATACGAAATGACACTCACCTTTAGAGAGTGTACCTAACAGTGTATCGAATATCTCCGAGGGAAGAGCTGAGGCTTCATCCACTAGCACTACAACCTTGTTTGCATGGAGACCAGCGAAGGACTCTTTGTTCTCTGGTGAGCCTGTTACTAACCCACAGAACTGTGTATCCTTCTTTCCCTTAACGAACACCTTATCACTCATGATCTCGAAGAACTCGTTGTATGGTGCTCTCATCTGACCTAGCCACTTAGCTAACTCAGATCTAAATACACGGTGTAGCTGATTAGCTGTAGGAGCTGTGGTCAGCATACGACAGTCAGGAAAACAGATAAGAAAGTAAAAGGTGAGCCAAGCGAGTACCGCAGTCTTGCCGGATGCTGTGCAGCTCTTAACCGCAGTTCTAGCCTTGGGCCGACATGCCGATAGAATCAACTGTTTCTGTTGCTCGGTTGGTTCAACACCTATTACCTCTCTCACGAAAGCTACAGGATCTGTTCGATACCTTAGAAGTTGTGCTGTAAGTTTCGCTTGTGACATTCATTCTCCTTTTGTGGTGTATAGACACAAGCGTCTCACTGTTACTAACGATCATACTCTCCCGTACCCAAGGCTCCTTGCCTCAGTACCTGAAGAATACACCAGACTTAGAATAGTGGCTTGTGTATGTATATGTGTGGCGGCCCTGGAGGGATTCTCACCCCCAATTGATCTGTTTCACAATAGGTCATCCCCTAAGCTACGGTAAGTTTTAGCGTTTCTCTCCGCATCACCAACAGAGTATAATCTCCAGCTGCACTCGCAGGATCATCAGGGCCATACGGTGATGTTCTTGTAAATTCCTATGTATTGTCTGCTGCCCATAGGAAGGCCGTGTTGTTTCTCTTAGACTTGTTTAGTCTTCTTCAAGTGCTTGCGGAGCTTACGGGCTTTGTTCTTCTCTCGACGACCTTCAGCTCTGTAACGCGCACACTTCTCCAGGGAGCGTCCGTACTTCTTAGCTCCACCTTTTCTTGATTGCTTCTTCATAATGATGTTGTCCTCCACAGACTATGGAAGGCTTGATTGCCTACCTTACATCATTGAGCTATCTCCTGCATATTAAGTTCTCCTTGTCGGGGTTTCTGTGTTCCGGTCGCTGCAACGCGCCTCTAGTGTTCTTATGGAGGAAAATGTGGGGATCGAACCCTATGCCTCAGTGAGACACACCGCCGGTTTTCAAGACCGGATGCTCACCGATGAGCGGCATCTTCCATGGAGGTAGATACAGGACTCGAACCTGTAAAGGTGTGACCCTTGTAGCCGCTTAGCAAGCGGGTGCTTTACCGTTCAGCCAATCTACCTTTTGTTCTTTATGGTGGGAGCACTTGGAATCGAACCAAGAAGCCGAAGCATGGGGTTACAACCCACAGGACTCACCACATCTGTCCAATACTCCCATGGTCAAGGCAGGAGGATTCGAACCTCCACCAAGGGTATCCAAGACCCCTATGCTACCATTAACACCATGCCAAGCTATGTTCTGGTCGGAAGCCGGGGAGTCGAACCCCGAAGACCTAGGGTCTAAGCCTAGTATGTATGCCAGTTCCATCAGCTTCCGTTTGTTTCTTTGGCT